GATCGACCAAGGTAAATACTTCAGCGTACAAGTAAACGATGTACTTGCTCACCAAGCTGACATGGACTTAATGAACATGTTCACTGATGATGCAGCTAAACAGTTGAAAATTGTTATCGAAAATGACACGTTCTTTAACTGGTTCGTAACATCAGGTGCAAACGCATCAAACAAAGGTGCAACTGCTGGTGCTATCTCAGGTGCTTATAACCTTGGAACAGACACTGCTCCAATCGACCAAGCAACACCTGCAAACGTGCTAAACGCAATCTTACAAATGTCTTCAGCACTAGATGAGCAAAACGTTCCAGAAGATGGCCGTTGGTTAATCATCTCACCACGCGATCGTCAGTTGTTAATGCAAACAAACATTGCACAAGCGTACTTCACTGGTGATCAGTCAAGCACAATCCGTACAGGTAAAATCGGTATGCTAGATCGCTTTGATGTATACGTGTCTAACTTGTTGCCAAAAGGCCAAGCAGGCAAAGGACTTGTTGCAGGTCTATCAGCAACGTCTACTGGCGGCACAGTATCAAGTGCTAAAGCACGTCGCATGATGGTAGCTGGTACAGGCACTGCTTGTTCGTTCGCTTCTCAGATCAGCAAAACTGAGCCTTTACGTAACCAAACTGACTTCGGTGACATCGTTCGTGGCCTTGCCGTGTATGGCCGCAAAGTTGTTAAAAACGAAGCATTGGTAACGGCCTTAGTTGGTTCTGCAAGCTAATAGCTAACGAGGGGGGGATAATCCCCCTCTCACCCCCTTAACGAGAGGACTAGGCTAATGGCGACCATAAAGGTTATCGACGTTATTTCCCGCGTCGAAGCTATTTTACAAGACTCAAACGTGCGTTGGCCACGTCTCGAGCTCCAACGGTGGCTAAACGAGTCGTACCTTAGTATAGTTTTACTTAGACCTGACGCGAACGCGAAGTGTGCAACATTTACATGCGCCGCAGGTTCTAAACAGACGTTAACTGCTTCTAGCGGTGGGTTTCCTACTGCGGTTAGATTGCTAGACATCAAACGAAACTTAGCTTCTAGCTCTACCAAGAAAGTTGTTAGGGTAGTTGCACAAAGTGTTTTAGACGACCAACGCCCCAGTTGGCACACAGAGACGCAAACCGCTAACATCCAGCATTATACTTACGACCCTCGTAACCCAAAAGATTTTTATGTTTATCCTCCGGCGGCTGCAACAGCGCAGCTCGAGGTTGTTTACGTTGATACGCCAAGCGCTCACGCACTTAGTGACAGTCAGCTAGACCCCGCAAATAGTAATACCGCAGTAATATTGTTAGACGATATATACCTTGGCCCAATCACTGATTGGATTTTGTATAGAGCCTACTCCAAAGATGCTGAGTACGGCGCTAATGAGGCGCGTGCGTCTTCGGCGTTTCAGACATTTAACGCGGCTATTGGAACAAAAACTCAAGTGGATGCGGCCATAGCGCCGTCTCCAGGAAGCGCGGTGGCATAGATGGCTACAACCCTTTGGAGTACATTCTACCCATATATTCAGCCTCATTTGCCCGGTTGTCCTGAGATAGTGATGGAAGCAAGCCTGCAAGAAGCTGCTGCAAAGTTCTTAGAGCGCAGTGAAGTTTGGAGGTTTGAAATAGAAACGGATTTTGCTGTTAAAAACGTAGCGGATTACCCAATATTCATTCCGACAAAAGAAGCTGTACTAGAAAACATTTACGAGCTGGTGTTGGACGGACAACCTATGAGTCGTGTATCCGATAAACACATTGACTCAACTCGGTTTAGATCCAATGGCAGACCTGCGTACTACACAATATTTCAAGATACTTCGATTAGGTTATACCCAACGCCGGACAAAAAGTATTCTTACTCAGGTTGGGGCGTTCTTAAAACAAAATTATCTGCAACTGGTGTTGAGGATTGGGTATTTGAATCTCATGGACGGTGTATCTCTTACGGTGCGTTAGCTCAGTTATCGTCGATCCCTGGCAAAGAGTGGACTAACTTAGACCTCTCTATGTACTACCGCCAAAAGTTTGCAAAAGAAATAGATAACGCAAATAGCAGGGAGTATCGCGGGGTAAGTTCACGCATCCAGTTTAGAGACTTTGCTGGAGGTAGAAGGAGAGGGTAATGGCTACATCATTTAACTACGTACAGGGCGACACAGGCCCACAGATAAAAGTTACGCTCGTGGATGAAGATACGAATTTAGCTACAGACTTAACAGGTGCGACTGCAACTTTACACTTTAGGGGAGCGGGAGAGAGTACAGTTCTTTTTTCTCGTGACTTGTTTATTCAATCTGACACCGCAACAGCAGGAATAGCTATTTTGCAGTGGCAGGCGAATGATTTAAACCAAGAAGCTGGAACTTACGAAGGCGAACTAGAAGTAATTCGCGCCAGTGGTTTGCGAGAAACACTTTACGAAACTTTACGGTTTAGGATACGGGAGGACTTTGCGTGAAGCTAAAATCCGCAGTATTTCAAAACGCTCTAAAGGCCGCATACTCTTCTTTGGGTATGAGTGCGACGTATAGCAAAGCGGGCATTGGGTTCCTTTCTGCGCTGCAAGGGTACTTTCTTCTTGTTTTAGATGAAGTTGACAGCGCTTTTACGCTTGATGCCACGGTTGTTAGTTTCTTTAAGTCTTTGTCAGATAGTTCAGAAGCTGCTGACGTTGCGGTAATGACGTTTTACAAATCTCTAGCGGACGAGGGTTACGCGAGCGATGCTCAAGTTTTTGAATTTGCGAAGAGCCTTTCGGACACTGCGGTCATCCCAGAGCAAATCAGTAAAGCTTTTGAAAAAGGGTACGACGACCCTGCGTATCCAAGTGATGAGCATTTTCACAGTTACCAGAAAATACTAAGTGAAACTATTGGCGTCACTGATGATATTGATGGCGAGTCTTCGGTTTTAGACGATCAAGAAATACAGTTTTTTAAAGTCCGCGTTGACGTCGCTCACGCTACAGACACGCTCGACTTTACTATGGCGTTCAACAGAACGTTTACAGATACGGCCTCCTCGACCGACGCGGGGTCTATACGAAATCAGGGATATGCTGATTTTACATTTTTTGCGGAAGACTACGTCGGTGCTTCTCGCACTTTTACTTAGGAGATCGTTATGATTAACGAAAACTTAAAGCTCTCCGGTCAGCTTAACATCGTCCTAAAGGACAAGGCCGGAAACATTAAAGACGAGCGCGTGGAAAAAAACCTCGTTGTTAATACTGGGTTGGCTTTTATAGCGGCTCGGATGATCGGTACGTCTAAAAGCGTTATGTCTCATATGGCAATTGGGTCAAGCACTTCATCTGCAACTGGCGCACAGACTGATTTAGTTTCTGTGTTGGGGTCTCGAGAAGCAATAGACAGCTCAAACATAATAGGGTCGAACAACGAAAAAGTTGTTTACGTGTCAAACTTTGAAGCTGGCGACGGAACAGGTGCAGTAACCGAAGCTGGTATTTTTAACGCGGCTACATCTGGGGACATGTTATGTCGAACAGTTTTTGCTGTCGTAAACAAAGCGGCTGACGACACGATGTCCATCAGTTGGACAATCACAATAGCAGCATCTTAATCAGGTTAGGGGCGAATAATGGCTACAATAGTAACGAGATCGGGCAAGGGTTCGCCCCTAACAAACACTGAAGTTGACAGTAACTTCACAAACTTAAACACAGACAAGCTAGAGCTTTCTGGTGGTACTATGACGGGCAACTTGTCATTCGGTGACAGCGACAAAGCCATCTTCGGTGCTGGGTCTGACATGTCGCTATTCCATAATGGCAACAACGCTTTCCTTGATAACGATACTGGCACGTTGTTTATTCAAACAGATGCCTTAAGCGTAAAAAACGCATCTGGAACTGAAAGTGTTATGCTAGGAACGGCTGATGGTGCAGTAACCCTATACCACAACAACGAATCCAAACTCGCCACAACAGCAACAGGCATACAGGTCACAGGTAATATAGCTAATGCTTCTGGCAACTTAACACTAGACGTTGCAGGTGACATAACCCTTGATGCAGACGGCGCAGACGTACTTCTCAAAGACAACGGCGTACAGTTTGGTAAGTTTTCTTCGGCCGGTGGCACAGATACCTTCAACATAGTCTCTATAGGTGAAGACAGGGCTATAAAGTTCTTTGGTAATGATGGTGGCTCAAGCGTAAATGCGCTTACACTGGAGATGGCAGATGGAGGCACTGCAAGATTTAGTAACGATATAAAGTTATTAGACAATGGTAAAGCTAAATTCGGTACTGGTTCTGACTTAGAGATTTTTCACAATGGGTCTAATAGTTACATTACTGACGCAGGACAAGGAAAGTTAATCCTTAGCACCAATGGTACTGCTGTTGATGTTTATGATAATACCAATGGCCATACTATGGCTCAGTTTACAAACAACGCAGGAGTTTCACTAGCTTACCAAGGCTCTACCAAGATAGCTACAACATCAACAGGCGTAGACGTAACTGGCAACGCTACCTTCGCAGATAATGGTAAAGCCATATTCGGTGCTAGTTCTGACTTACAGATTTACCATGATGGTTCTAATAGCTATATACGAGAATTTGGTGCAGGCGATTTAAAAATCCAAGCAATTAATGTGCAAATAGAAAATAGTTCAGGCGTTAAAATGTTTAGAGGTGTTTCTGGTGGAGAGGCTATACTTTATCATAACAACGCCCTAAAACTAGCCACAACAGCAACAGGAATTGACGTTACTGGCACAGCCGTAACAGACGGCCTTACAGTTGATGGAGAAAGTGCGTTAAACAGTAATGTTACCATAAAAAGCACGGCAACAGGAGCGTCAGCTGGGCCTTACCTTAATATATTCAGAGATTCTTCTTCTCCTGCGGATAATGACTTCGGTGGAATTATACAATTTAATGGTAAAAACAGTGCAGGTCAAACAGTAGCATATTCTACAATTGTAAGCAGACTTATAGATGTAACAGATGGTACTGAAGACTCTAGGCTTGATCTTCAGTCTATAGTTGCTGGTACTAACCGAAGCATCATGCAATACGAAAATGGACTGATCCAATTTAATGCGGCTGGTCAGGACATAGATTTTAAGGTTCACAGCGACAACCGTACCAATGCGTTGTTTGTTGATGCTGCGGCAGATGCGGTCAAATTTGATGCTATTGTTTTGCATGATAGTGATAACGGCAATCAACAGTTTATAATAACCCGTCAAGGTTCTTCAGACCAATCGGGGAGAATGTACGTTGATGACGCAGCTTTTGTTTTTAATTCCACACAGGATGAAGCTGCGGGAGCTTCTTTTGTATTTCGTTCTTCAAACGCAACTGTTACAAACCAAAATCTTTTAGAACTTGTTCCTAACGCAGAGGCTATCTTTAACCAAGATAGTGCTGACGTTGACTTCCGTGTTGAGAGTAACAACTACGATAGTGCATTCTTTGTTGATGGCGGTGCAGATGATATTCGTATGGGAGGAAATCATACAGCACCTTGGGGGCAGACTTCAGGGCTAGGTACATTCCAATATAAGATTGCTGAACACTCAGCGCAAATAGCTACAGACTCAGCAACTGGTTTTGCAAATTTATACCTAAACAAATTTAATATAAGCTCTGATGACACTAGGATGATTGCATTCTATGCCGATGGTTCGGCAGTAGGCACAATCCAAGGAAGTACGTCAGGAATAACCTACAACACCACCTCAGACAGACGCCTAAAAGACAACATAGAACCTATAGCAGATGCCACAGACAAACTAATGTCTATGAAGCCTGTCACACATACATGGATTGCTAATCCAGAAGCTCCTTCCGTACACGGCTTTATTGCACAGGAAATGCAAGAGGTTGTGCCAGAGGCTGTATCAGGTGAAGACGGTGGAGAAGAGATGATGAGCATGGACTACGGGCGTATAACACCTGTCCTAGTAGCGGCTCTGCAAGAAGCAACAAACGAAATCAAGGCACTGAAAAAACGTGTCTCAGAATTGGAGGCAATATAATGTCAGTGTCCCTCGAACCTTTAGGCTTAACAAGTAATGTTGTTGCTTCATACGGCTTTGGTGGTGTAACCCATAATAGTAATAACACCTTCGCCCATCTTGGAAACATTACATTACCCTCAAGTGGCATATGGGTAGTTAGTTATCAAAGTAGATTTGGTTTTACTAACCACGCCGCATATCACAAAGTGGGCCTATCCTCTACGGCAACAAGTGGGGGAATATTTACCACCTACAGAATGGTAGCAGAACGAATTGGAACGCTTTCTGGCAACTCCAATATGCCCGGTAATCATATGTGGTATATAGATGTGCATGATGGCAACTCAACAAAAGCTGTTCATGTAATTTCATACCAATCTGGAACTGCATCTGGTTCTTTCTATCAAGATGATACCAACGGACAAACAGGAATAATCGCTTGGAAGCTGAGAGAAAGCGCAAATAGCGGCACTGGTATCTCAAATGTGGGGATATAAAAATGTTAAATAAAGCAATCGCAGAACTTATCTCCAATACAAACTGGAGAATAGCCAACCCAACCCCCACCAATGAAGCTGAGTTTTTGGAACGGTTTGAAATACAGTCAGGTGTATCAGAAGACCATGACATTTTGTTTTCCAATGATCCATCCGACTTTGGGGTTACTTGGGCGCAGATACAGGCCAAGGTTACTGAGTTAGAAAATGGTTTGCCTTTGGAACAGGTAAGAGATTACCGCAACATACTCTTGGCCGAGACAGATTGGTGGGCAAACTCAGACCTCACAATGACGGCTGAACAAACAGCATACCGCCAAGCTCTTCGTGACATCACTAACACTTACACAAGCCTAACCGATGTGGTCTGGCCTACAAAACCATAAAGGATAAACAATGGCACAAACAACAACATGGAAGATCAACGACATGGTTCGTGACGATGCAACAGGCGGTGTTAAGACTGTCTATTGGGAATGTCATGTATCAGATAATACTCACACAGACTGTTCAGCAGTTGAAGGTGGCAAGATGCGCTTAGACCCAGACCCATCAGCGTCTGACTTTGTAGCATATGCTGACCTAACAGAAGCTACAGTTCTTGGGTGGGTATATGATAGTTTAATCGAAGGCGAAGAAACAGCCGACGAAGCAAAAGCTCGTATCGAAACAAACCGTCAGGGTAAGGTTACTGCACAAGTTGCACGTAAGACAGCCGAAGCATCTGGAATGCCTTGGGCGGCTGAGTAATGACTGAGAGTTGGCATCTTTCCAAGTCAGTACCAGTTACGTTAATCGTAGCTATAGTACTACAAACTATATCACTGGTATGGTATGTGTCTTC